AAGGTGCTTGCATGGCAATTAAGTCATGTTGCGGTGAGATCGGGAGGCGATGATTCTGTACGATTAGACAAGGAAGCCAGCCAGGGGAAAATTGACGGCCCGGTATCAATGATAATGTCTATAAAAGCAATGCTAGAATCTAAAGAACCTGCAAATACTGGCAATGCTGATGTTTGGTAGGACAAAGGTGGCTCCACGCTTTTCCGTTGCGTATCAACTTAATTGTTGTTTTGCTTACTCTAAACCTTTCGCTCAATTTTGATATAGACATTTTGCCTTTTAAGCTATGTATTTCTATAACTTTCTTTTCAGTTAAAACAGCATTTCCATGCCTTTCCCCTAAAGGTGTGGCGCAAACCTTTAGTCCGGTGTCGTAAGCGTGTTTCTCGTTTTCGGAGTGTGTCGACCATTCGAGATTTTCCAACCTGTTGTTTTCTTTATTGCCATCAATATGGTTGCAACATCTTTTGTTTTCAGGATTAGGGACAAATGCAGCAAGCAAAAGCCGGTGAATATAGCAGGTATTAGGGGAAGCGTTTTTATGCAAAGCAATAGTTGGGTATCCTGTGGCCGCTATAGCTTGTTTTAAAATTCTTTCCTTTATTGGCCTAATACTTTTCTTGTATGGAGTATTTCTGGCCAAAGATTTTACATGCCCAAAATTAGATATTTGATAATACCCTTCAAACCCATCAATGTTCTTCCAAACTTCCATAGTTAACCCACTTTTTTAGCCGAGTTAAACTTTTCCCGTAGTGCTTCTCGTACTATTTCAGACTCAGCACCCTTAAAATTACCCCTTCTCTCTATTTCTTCCTTCAGGAGTCTAGCGGTTTCCCCGTATAATGTGGTTCGTATTCGCTTGATATATTCCATAAGCTAAATTAATTGGTCAATAAAGGGCTTTGTCCGGTCTTTAATTTACGATTATAATGTTATTTTATGAAATTTCTGGTCAGAAATGGCTGCATTTCAAAACTGGTTTCAAAAATATGTATGGGATTCTCGTTCACTGAACGATCCCAGTGTCCCCATTAATGGGTCTACCTTAGACGCTTTGTGGGCCGGAGGGGCTACCGAATCTGGGGAAAATGTAAACGCTGGTACAGCACTAACATTTTCAGCGGTACACAGAGCTAACAGATTGATTTGTGATATTATGGGTTATTTGCCTATAAATGTTATGCAAAACAATTCTGATGGCAGCAAGGGGATAGCAAAAGACCACCCTGCACAGTACTTGCTCCACCACCAACCAAACAACCTGATGAGTTCTTTTACGTGGCGCGAAGCTATGCAGGGGAACTTGAATTTTAGGGGCAATGCGTATTCAGAGATTACAGGTAGCAGCTTTTCAGATCCAGGTAGTTTTAAGTTTCACTCTTCGGATAACGTAGAACCTAAAATTCATAATGATTCATTGGTTTATCTGATAACTGAGCGCGATGGCATAAGAAAACGTACGGTTCTGGCAGAAAATATGATACATATCCCAGGGTTTGGGTTCAATGGCATAGTTGGCCTTTCCACGATTGACATAGCTCGTGAATCTTTTGGGGCTGCAATTGCAACCCAAAAGTCAGCAAGTAGGTTTTTCAAAAACGATTCAACGCCTGGGGGAATCCTATTTAATAAAGGGGCTACGGAAGAACAAAGAAAAGCAGCAAAGCAAGCTTGGGAATCTACCCAGAAGGGGAAGAATAAAGGAAAAACAGCGGTAATGCCCGGCGAATGGGAGTACAAACAGGTAACGGTAACCCCTGAGCAATCACAATTCTTGCAAACCAGGGCTTTTTCAGTGGTAGAAATTTCCCGATGGTTTGGCGTTCCTCCTCATCTACTTTTCGAGCTTGACCGCGCTACCTTTTCCAATATAGAACATCAGCAATTACAGTTCCTTATATACACGTTAAACGGGTGGATAAACAGATGGGAGCAGGAGCTAAATAGGAAGCTATTCACAATTCAGGATCGCCTCAGCGAAAAGTTCTTTGTGAAATTTAATGTTAATGCAATCCTTCGGACAGATATCAAGGCTCGTAGTGATTTTTACCGCACCCTTTGGAGCGTGGGCGCACTATCCACTAATGACATATTAGATTTAGAGGACATGAACAAAATTGAGGGAGGCGATAAGCACATGGTACAGCAGGGATTTGTTGACTTGAAAATTGCCGACCAGGTAGCACTAGGAAACAAACAAAATGGAAGTAATTGAAAGTAGGGTAATAACTCAGGACGCTGAAATACGAGTACACAAAGATTCTAGAACCATTGAAGGCATGGGTATAGTCTTTAATAAGTGGAGCCGTGATCTAGGAGGTTTCAAAGAAATAATCAAGCCCAAGGCAGTAAACGAAAGACTGTTAACAGATCCAAACATAGTAGCGGCGGTTCAGCACAATTTGGAAAAGATCATGGGCCGTGTTGGTGCTGGTACTCTTCAATTGAGAAAAACCAGCACAGGAGTAAATTACCGTTTTGATGCACCAAATACCACCGCAGGGAATGACTTACTAGAAAGTGTTGGGCGTGGAGATATTAACGGATCCAGCTTTGTATTTCGACTTGCCCGGGGCGGCAGTGAGTGGAAAGAAGATAAAGACAATGAAATGATGATGCTTCGCACGGTTACCGAGATATCAGAAATCCGCGAGATGGGTCCGGTTGTAGGGGAGGCTTACGAAGATACTAAGGTGGCCCGCCGGAGCCTGGAAGATTGGAAAATAGAGCAGGACGAACACGACAAGATTTCAGCATTACCAATACCAGAATTGCAACACGAATTACGCAGAAAACAACTTTTAATTTGACATAAAAAGAAATGAAAACGAGTAAACAATTACGTGAGGAACGGCAACAAGCATTTGTCCAGATGGAGGACATAATGAACGGGGCTGAAGAAAAGGAAGGTGTTAAGCAGTTGACAACTGAACAGCGCACCAGCTACGACAAGTGGGATTCCGATTTTACCCGGCTATCGGGCGAAATTACCAACCAGGAAACTTTCGAAAAGCGCAAAGCTGAGATTACAGCTGAGTTGGGAGCTAATCCTGGGGCAAATGATCCAAAACCAACGCCGGAGATAAAGCCCGAAGAAAACAAAAAACAAGTTGAGGAAAAACGAAGCGCGGCTTTCAACAGCTATTTCAAGAAAGGGCTGGCCGGTATTACCGATAAAGAACGGTCAATTCTGATAGAACATAGGGCGCAAACAGTAGGGGTAAACTCCGAAGGTGGGTTTACCGTTCCAGAGGGTCACTTCAAGACTATTGAGGTCGCGTTGGCGGATTATGTTTCTGTTCTAAATGTGGCGCGGGTTATACGAACTAACTCAGGAAACCAGAGCATTTATCCAACAATGGATGATACCGGAAACACCGGCAAGTTGCTGGCTGAGAGCGGTGATGCTCAAGCCGGGGCCAATGACCTGGTATTTGGCCAGGTGGTTTTTAATGCCTTCAAATACAGCTCTGATCTTATCAAAACCTCCAATGAATGGTTGCAGGATGACGAGTCCGGCGGACAGCAGGTATTGGCAGATGCACTAGCCACTAGGCTAGGGAGAATACTCAACACCCACTCCACTATTGGGACGGGATCATCTCAGCCACGCGGGGCGGTTGTCGCGGCGGCCACCGGCGTAACTTCTGGTGCGGCAGGTGTTATTGACCGTGATGATATTTTGAGTTTGATCCATGCCGTTGACCCTGCATATAGGCGCAGCCCTTCGGCAAGGTTGATGTTTAACGACACCACATTAGCGGCCATTCGCCAATTAGCGTTTGGGTCAGGTGATGCTCGGCCTTTGTATCAAGTATCTCCCATTGTGGGAGAGCCGGATAGAATTGAAGGGCAAATGTTTGAAATCAATCAGGACATGGCAAATATCGCTACTACTGCGATTGCAATGATTTACGGTGACTTTTCTAAGTACATAGTTAGAATTTCCCGTGACGTTGCTATTCGAAGATTAGATGAACGATTTGCGGAACTTGATTCCGTGGGTTGGGTTGCATTTATGCGATTTGATGCAGATCTGATTGCAGCTAACGCAATCAAGAAACTTACCCAAGCTTAGAGGTATGAGGATAAAATTTAAAAAAGCCTGGGTCTGCAATGCTGCGGGTCTTGGCTTAAAGTTCAAACCAGGAGATGAAACCGAAACCCTTGGGAGCGGTGACTTATACACCGTGCTAAATGGCGGGTTTGCTGTGGAGGTGAATGTCAAAATAGAAAAAGCAATGACATCAACTAAAAGTACCCAAAAAGCGGTTAAATGATTCTACCGGTCACAGGAGCTTTACGAGATTCTGACGATGTTTTAACGTTGTCAGAATTCAAATCATTCATTGTAGATGCGCCTGATAGCGAAGACTCGGAAATATCTCAAGCCATAAAATCTGCCTTTGAGGACTTGGAGGATGATACTGGAAGGGCATACGGGCAGCGGACATACGACATGGTGTTAGACGGTTTCTCCA